TCGGTCGTGGTGGTGCTGATCTCCACCCCTGCCGGTCGCGTCTGTGACACCGCAATCTCAGACTGCGGCACCAGCGCAACCTCGATCCATGCGGTTGTCATCGGGTCACGTCCTCAATCACGGGCTGAATGAACGTCTCGGAACTGGTTATTACCCCGCCCTCCGTGATCTCGATATCGATCATGTGGAAGTCGGGGCGCTCATACGTGCCGGCCTGCCAGCCGCTGGTATCCGAATCGACCGGTGCAATAGTGAATCGCCCAGGGTTTGCGGTTTGATCCGCTGCGGCTGTTGCGCTCAGTTCTGCCACCAGATCACCACGGCGTGTGCGGATCTGGGCCCGCATTGTTTTGCCCGTCAGGCTCACAGGCGTGCCATCGATCTTGTAGGTGCAGGTGAGCAGATACGTGTCACCGCGCTTGAACGGTGGCAGCTTGGGAGGTGCTGACATGGTGATTTCCTGTTGTGGGTTTTGCGGTTGTTAACTGGATGAAGGCATTCTGGCCGCGTCTACCGTGACCGTGCCGCCCTTCATTTGTGGAATCTGATAGGTCGACAGCGGCTCCAGCGTCTTGCGGTCGTAGCAGATCAACTTTCCTGTTCCCGTCGATATGACGATGTAGTTTTGCTGCATGGCGCAGCCGTTAATGGGTTCGCCTGGCGTGATAATAGTTGTTCCGGTTGTGCTTACACCGTTGTAAAGCCTAATCTCGCGGGTGCTTCCTATCGAATTGTGTATCTCCAATCGCTGATCGCCCCAGCCGTGACCGCCCCAATAAGGAACGTCAAAGTCGCCAGGATGGTCAGACATCGTCATAGTGCCGTCATCGTACAGCACAAACTGAGCGCGCCAGCCGCCTGGGAAATTAACTGGAGTGTTCATGCATACAAAAATGACCTTGTCATATAATCCGTAAGCACCAAAAACATCGATATAATAGAAACCCTGTGTATTGTGCCGTACAATCGTGCGGACGTTATTGCCATCGCCATCAAACTGATTGAACACCATCTTACCCATGTCGGAGTTGCTGCCTGTAGTCTCCCAATGTGCTGACCAGATATATTTTTTAGTGGCTGCTACCGCTGGGTCTCCATCGGCGTAACCTCCGCCAACCTCAATTTTTGTGCTACCCTTGATCACCAGTCGATAATCGACTGGTGGTTTGCTAGTTACGTACCACGCGCACAACTCACCTCCATGAATACACATATAGTTGTTGTATGGCCAAACACCGGAAGTTGAAATGACAGATGGATTATCCATGGCTGGCGGCTTAATACGGCCTAATTTAGAGAACTGAGCTTCTCCTGCAGTAGGCCCTGCAATCATAAAGTACCAATCCAACGCGCAGGGCCTCGGGTCGCTCTTGAACCCAACCACCAGCGGCTCATTCCATGACTGCGACTGCATCTCAATCAGTACCTCATCGCCCTCTTCGAATACATCCATGTCGCAGTCCTGGTACTTGGCTTTAACACCGTGGATCATACCGCTCGGGTTGATTGACAGGTTCTGGGCTGATGAGCGTGTCGGCTCAAGCTGGATGCTGCACGTGCCTGCATCGCGGTCTATGGCTATAATCGTGCCGAAACGATACGTGGGTTTCCAGCGCTGCCAGCCTGGTAACAATGCAGCGTTGAGATACGCTTGCGCGCCACTCATCAGTGGCCGCTCGATCATCTGGCCGTCACGCGCCTGATCGTACACTGCGCCTCCATCAAAACCCGGCTTGATAAGAATCGGCATCAGCGGCTCGCCGGGTACTTCAGCTGTGCCGACCTCGCCCGTCAGGTCTGGTTCGCCATCAGTACACCATGCCTCGATAGTCTTGTCGGCTTCGACCTGTTCAAGCTGGCTCTTTTCGAGCCGTAATGATGCCAACTTCATGGCCAGATTGGCCTTCTGCCGTTCAGCTCTGTTCAGCGTCCTGCGGGCCCGCTCAACTTCGATGACTGCAGCGTTGATGCGCTCGGATATGTCGATCACCTCTTCGCCCTCTTCCTCGCCATCTGGTTCGGCCTCCTCCAGGCCTGGATCTGGAGGGCTGTTCATCTCATCAATCAATGCATTCAGCAACGCCACCTTTGCGTCCAGCTGTCCCTGCAGCTCGGCAATAGTTGCATCTGCATCCTGCAGCGCCAGCTCTTCGCCCTGCAGCAGGGCCTCAATTTCGGCGATCATGGCATCTCGCTGCAGCGTGCCGTGGTCCAGTTCGATTTTGTATCGCCCAGGCTCAATCTGAGAGATGATCCGCGCCTTTCCCATTACTCACCTGCCTCGCAGAATCGGTCAGATTGCGTTGCGTAGTAGTTGATATAGTTCACAGTGAATGTGCGACCTCTGGCGTGCGCTGTCATGCCGGGGCGCAGGAACAGGTCAACATCAGCCCGAACGCGCAGCTTGCCGTTGGTCTCGCTAGTGGTGCGGATGTTGACCAGCGTCCGATCAGCGCCGGTTGCCGTGTTTTCAAGTCGGGCATATCCGCTCATTGTCGCCGTACTGTTGCGCGGTCCTGACTGTGCGGTCAGCGTTTGCATAGGGCCCGAGATAATAGGCTCTGACCGGATCGCGCCATCATCGAACCTGAAGCCCATGCGTATCTCCATTCGCTCGCCCTGTCGCGCGGCAATGGCGTCTGCCAGCGGTTCGTATGCAGGCACAACCGCATTCAGGTAGCTGCTCACATCGCCCTGTCGCGCAGTGGCTTGCCAGCTGCTGATCGGGATGGTGATTGGATCGGTATCACCAAGCACCAGCAGGTAGATTGCACGGTCCTTATCAACGCCAGCCGCCGACCAGTCGTTGAAGCCATCGGCTGAAGCGGCTATGTCGAGAGTGGATGACACGGCGCCGATAGTGCCGCCTGCCTGACCTTCAGCGTGCACTGTAAAGCCAAGCTCTGCAGCCACTGGGCCGTAGATGCCTTCTGCTGCAAACACGGTTATATCCAGTGTGGCATCAACCGTGCCGGACAGGGCCACCCATCCTGATGCGCTGGCATCAAAGTCGAGCGTTGCGCCAGTGTAAACCGGTTCTGGGCTGTCGCTCATGTCGATGGCGTTGAGTGGTGGCGTGTATCCTGCAGACAGGTCTATTGTCAAACTCATGGCACGACGACCCCGACTTCAGATATCAGATACGGGCCGACCGTTTTGATTGCTAGCGTCCGTATCGGTTCTCCAAAAACACTATACTCTGCCGTGATAGTCAGCCAGCAGTTATCATCTGACTGTGCATTGTCGATATTTACGAAAAATGTTCCGTCGGCTTCGTTGTATTCACCGAAACCAGAGCCTCCGGAGGTCGATTTGCCAAAGATGTCGACAAAAGTTGTTTCTCCAGGCAGGTTTGTCAGCGCGCCATCTACTCTATACCGAGGCATCTCACACCCCGCCGATTGTGATCGTAAACGCAGTGATCGCAACCGGCGTGCCTGCCACTACATTGACGCTGTTCAGGTTCAGGTCGCCGGAACCATCGTCCGCAACCGTGATGTGAATAGCCGCAACACCGTCACGATCCAGCACGCGCGCCCAGCCTGCCGTTCCAGTAGCGTCTGCGGTCGGGTCACTGGTGATCGCATCCATGGTGATAACGCCATCGGTCACCGTGCCTGCCGTGGTGGTCATGGTCAGCGTAGCCAGCAGCGTGTCGGATACCGGATCGCCGAGCGCAGGAATAGCGCCAGTGTAGATTTCAATGGTTGGGTCGCTAGTAGTGCCGCTTGTGATTGCGCTCAGGATTTCATTTGCGATTGCAGTACGCAGTGCAGTTGTCAGTTTCATATGCTCAGTTTCTCCAACACGAGTATGCGCGCAGTCGCCTCGCCGCGCTGCTGCGAAAGGTATTCAAGTACCGCCTCAAAACAACCATCTAACGTGCTGATTATGATGCGGTTATGCGTCCTTATAATGCGTGATGCCGTGGCGTATTCCGCCTCGCTCGCTGCCCATATTATGGTGATGGTTTGATCTGACGGGCTGTGGCCTGTGTCATTGAGTGCATAGCCGCCATCGAGGGTCGGTATGCGATTCACTCGCCGGGTCATGGCGCGCAGATCGCTGTTCGGTTTGGGTCGGTCGATGACCAGGACTGCACTTGGATCAAAGCTTTTTGATGTGATGGATATCATGTCAGACCCCCAGCAGCAGGGCGTGGCCTTCTGCGTTCACGCGGGTCTGAATTGTCTCAAGGATTTCCCACATGAACGCCTCCAGATGTGGCTGCAGCCCCTCGCCGTTGATCGTGATCGCAGCATCGCCCCGGGCGTATGCGTCGGCTCTCTGTCGCAGCAGGGCTGTCTGGGCATCCATCTGCTCGACCTGTGCGCGGGTGATTTCCTGCTGCATTTCTATCGCCTCATCGCGCCGCGTTTCTTCGTTCTGAATGATCTCCATGATCTCGCGGTAACCACTGGATGAAGTACTGCTGAATCCTGTCAGCAGCTCTGCCAGGCCAACCAGCGTCTCACCTGTGCTGTTGACTGTTTCACCGATCGAGGAAATGATTGCCCTGGCGGTTTCTGCGTTTTGGCGCATCTGCTCGATATCGAACTCGAACTTCAGCTCCATGCCGCGAATGCGTTCGTTGCTCGCTATCTCTTCAAGCGCAGTCTGGAAGTCATAGAGTTGCTGGGTTTGCGCCAGCAGCATTTCCTTTGCTTCTTTGCGCAGCTCGACCTCTTTTTTTAGCTCAGCTTCTTGCTTGCGCTGCTCCTCTGTTATTTCAGAACGCGCGCCCTTCTCTTTTTCCAGCTCGTTCAGCCATCCTCTCTGGTCGGCAAGAAGAAGCGCCTTCGCGTACGATTCACGCTCAGTAACTGAGAGCTGGTTGTACTGCTCAACACTTAGTGCGCGATAGGCTTCGACCTGGTCCAGAATGCTCTGCTTATATTCTTCTTGCCGTCTGGCCCTGTCCTGCTCATCAAGCGCCGCGATCTGTGATTCCATTCGCGCACGAGCTCGCTCGTCCGATACCTTTTTCTCGGCATTGGCCAGCTCCTCGGCCTTCTTGCTGACGCCATCCATCGCCTCTGAAACGGTATCGTATCCCTCGGCCTGTTCAATGGTTATGCCGTAGGTCTCTTCGAACACGTCCGCCAAGTGAGATACGTCTGCGCCAAGCTGCTTGGCTTTGACGATCGTGTCGCCCCAGCTGTCAGCCATGCTGCCTGCCTGCGACCACAGATCATCGACCCGCTTCATCTCGGCAGCTCGGTCGTTGAACTCGCTAATGCTATTTGAGAAATCGATAACCGCATATGCCGCGGCGCCGAACACTGCGATAAGGCCGGTAACCGGGTTGGCAAGCACTCCTGCCAGACTGGTCAGACTGCTGATCGCCAGCCCTGCCTGCCTGGCACCACCCAGCACGGCAAGGCCACCGCCGACTGTGGCGAGCACGTTGCCCAGGCCGCCAACAGACGGCAGTAGCGTATCAATGACCGTGGCGATGCCGCCCAACGTGCCCGCGAAGTCTGCAAACGCTTTGTCTCCCTCAGTCGCCTTGTTGACCAGCTCAGCAATGGACTGCACAAACGGCCCGAACGACTCCACGGCGCTGGCTGAATACCGCGTCAGCACTTCGATGCCGTTGATGATGAACTGAATCGCCTCCTGCAGGTCTTCAGCCTTGGTCAGATCGAGATCGCCGAACAACCCGCGGATCGCGCCAGACAGATCAGAGAAAGCCGCAATCAGACCCTCAAAGTCGACCGCTGCCAGCGCTTCCTGCAGTGCTTCAGCAACGCCCCTTATGAATTCAGTGATAACTTCAGAGCCGTCCTCGATGGCATCATAAATCGGCTTGAACGCACCGCTATCCAGACTGAATTGAACGCCCTTGAACAGATCGCCCAGCGCCCCGACAACATCGTTGTATTCGTCCAGAATCGGCAGGCCAGCCTTGATAAAGGTCGCCTGAATGATGTTTGCAAAGGTCTGGTTGACCTCGGCAAACTGCTTGATCATTCGCTCGGCTTCGCGCTCGGTGACGCCCATCGCCTCGCCCATCGCGGTGATGGATGATGCGTAGTTGCCTGCACTGTCGTTCGCCAGCGTCAGAGCGGCCTGCACCGCTTCGGTTGACCCGAACAGCTTGACCATCTCATCTGCGCTGCCGCCGGTAGCATCGGCCAGCTTTGCAATGACACCCTCCAGTCCGTCAGCCTCCAGCGATACGCCGCCGAGCGCCTCCTTCAAAGAGTCAGTCGGTTTCAGCAGCTCGGTGATCAGTGCGCGCAGCTGGGTGATGGTTTCGCTTGTACCTGTGCCGGACGCGGTGATGGCGGCAATGGCGGCACTTACATCCTCGAACGACACGCCTGCAGCTGATGCGATGCTGGTAACAGCGGACAGGCTCGATGCCAGCTGCGGAACGCTGGTAGCACCTTTCTGCACCGTGGTGAACAGTATATCGGAGTAATAGGATGCCTCGTCCGCGCTTGCGCCGTAGGCGTTCATCACTGCCGACAACACGGTGGTCACTTCTGCAAGATCCGCACGGCCTGCAACAGCCAGTCGCTCCGCTTCTGCCACAAAGCCGATCGCATCAGCGTAATCAGTACCGGTCGAGATCGCCTGATATACGGCGGCATTAATCTGCTCGATGGATTTGCCGCTGTTCTGGCTGAACTCCAGAATGCCATCGGCCAGTCCGCGTACCTGTTCATCGGTTGCGCCGAACAGCGTGCCGATCTCCTGCAGCGCGCCCTCGAACTTGCCTGCTTCGTTGACCGCGATACCCGCCATGGCAAGGCCAATGCCTACCAAAGCCGCCTCGGTGCTCAGGATGGTTTTCGTAAAGTCCGCCATCGGGCCGGTGACGCCACCGACCTTGCCCTGCAGTTCATCAAGGCTGCGCCCGACACTCTGCACAGTGGGGCCGACATTATCGACACCGGCAAAGATGATTTCGATCGTACGCTGCAGATCAACGGCCATGGTTGGATTCCCGAGTTGCGGCTTTGTGGTCGTAGTAGATGATCCAGAGTTCACGCTCTGATGGGGTCAGGTAACCCTCTGGGAAAAGGTCGGGCCGGACCTCGAACAGGAAGCGGCCACGCAGATCACAGAGAGTCAGGGCGTCTCTGACGTCTTGCCTTTGCCAGAGGGCCGCCGCTTTACCACAGCGGCTGCACCCATGCCGGTCAGTCGGCTGATTTCAAGCCAGAGTTTCTTGAAGGCAACCGGGAAATGCTCGGCAATGGTCACCACGTCCTGCAGTTGCAGCTCGGGTGCGACTACGCCAATCCGGACCATCTCCAGCTGCTTCTTCAGTGTGGCTTCGATGTCGTCACCGCCGATAATGCCCAGCACCTCAGCGGCCACTTCGGCCTTGTCCTGGTCAGCGCCACCGGCCAGACGCTTCAGCAGTTCCTGTGCCGCGTTGCCCACCGGGATGGCGTTCTCGGCACGGTGCAGGTCGTTGCTGCTCAGCATGCGGATGGTGAATACAGGCTTGGTGCCATCAGGGAAGAAGTCGGCAAGCTCCGGCAGGAGTACATCATCCTGCCGGGGCTCGAACTTCGCCTGACGAAAAGCGTTCAGGTCAAAGCTCATGCGGTTACGCTCCTACCGGCTGTGCCTTCTCGGATGCGGATACGGTGCAGCTCATGGTCATCGCGCCGGATGCCGGATAGCTGCGGTTCACACCCAGAATGCCCTGGTACACGAACTTGACGCCGGTGCGGTAGCGGTTGGGCAGGAACTCGAACCACAGGTTCTGACCTTCCAGCTTCGCCAGGGTGTCGGTGATACCGTCGTTCATGGCGTAGGTGAACGAACCCTGAGACAGGGAGCGGGACACAGAACCAATGGAGCGGCCATAGTAGGCTTCGGACGAAACCGAGAACGCTTCTTCCGGTACCACGTTGTCACGTGTCGGCTCGATATCCTGCAGCAGCGGCGTGGCGTAGCTGGCATAGACGCCTTTTGGCTCGTCACCGGTATGGATGGCGGGCAAAGCGCCAGCGAATACAACCTTGCCTTCGTAGCTGTCGACCTCAAACAGCGGCGCGTCATAACGCTCCTGATGCAGGCCGACCACCTGGAAGATCTGGCCTGTGGTCACCAGCGCGGATGCCTGAGCGTTCAGGCGCACCTGACCGATCTCGATAGAGCCGACCGGAATGTACGGCGGACCACCAGCAGCGCCGCGGGTTTCACTGAAACTGGTGCCTTCGGTACCGGCCACCACGGCGATAGCGCCAGTGTCGTCAATGGTCACAGAATTGATGATGTGGGTGCTGGTGGTTGCGCGGGTCACAGCCACAGCGGTGTTGCCGCCCACGGCAGTCTCGGTGCCGCCCAAGTTGCACAGCACCGCCTCGACCGCCACGGTGTCTGCAGTAGACCCCGGAGTGATAGAGCCGCCGTTGATCACGCCGTCGGGCTTTACGTCCGGCTCAAAGCCTGCGCGGCCAGACCAGGGAGCGGCCAGGCCTTCAAAGGTGGTTGCGTCGCCGGAGTCCAGCAGTGCATCCATCGGGTAGGACTGCTGGCCGGTTTCCATGCGCAGCAGCGCATTATCTGCGTTTGCCATGTTGTTACCTCATGTCGTTGATGTGCGCGGTTGCGCGGTTTTGGAAAATCGTGCGCACGAAGGCGCGGAACAGGCCGGTTGGACTGCTCTGAAATGAGTGTCAGGGGTTAGGTGTTACTGGCTGAACGGGTCGCCGTGCTTGGTGTGGTAGGTGATCTCGACCTGCAGCGACAGGCCCACGATCCGCAAGCCAGCCTCGGGCGTCAGCGGGATCATGCTGCTTTCGGTCATGTTGTCCGCCAGACCTGCAAAGATCGGGTCAGGCTCACCGGTGGCCGGGTCGTTGAACAGCGCCAGCACCAGATCGCCATACATGCCGGATACAGCCGCAGCCGGTGAGGCGTAGCCGCTGGAGTCCTGCCGGATAAACTCCACGGTCAGATCCATGGTGTGGGTCAGGCGGCCATAGTCGTCACGGCTGGTTTCCTGCGTCTGGTCCCACACGCACACAAACTCGAACTCATCTTCGTACTGTTCACGGCGCAGCACCGGCACGCTGGTCAGCGGTGCCAGTCGGGCCATGACGGCCTGCACAATCTGTTCGCGGATAATCACAGCAGCCCCCGGTCAATGAGTGAAACCTGTCGGTCGAGTTCTTTCATCATCGCTTCCATCGCCAGCTGGTTGGCTTTCTCGGCCAGTCCTGGTGTCTGCTGGTAGATGGTCGGTATGCCCGGGCCTTCCTTACGGCGCCACGGGATGCGCCTGCCCTCTTTGTACTTCGGTGAATCGATGTTGACCTCGAACACACCGGAATATCGGGACTTGATCAGCGATGCGATAAACGCGTGCTTGTACTTCTCGCGCTTGCCGTCACGCCATATCTTGAAGCTGACGCCAGACTTTCCGACAGGTTTGGCGCCATACTTCAGCAGACTGATCGGGCCACTCTTCAGAATCAGCTTCGCCTGTGCCGACCCCATGGTGCCCAGACTGGCGAGCCTGAACGAAGTGTGCTCGCGGATATCCGACTTTTTCAGCGCCGCCTTGGCGTAGATGCCATCAACCACATGCTTGCGGCCCTGCCGGGTGCCGTGGTTAACGGCCCGCATCACCGCCTTTTCAGCGCCGTTGCGGTACCCGTACAACACGTCACGAACGCGCTTCAGGTCACCCTCGTCAATCCGGATCGGCTGGCTGTTGCCCACTACCCTGCTCATAGATCCTCACTCACGACCACCCTCACGGTATAGCCGTCATTCGCCACCTTGGACTCCACGCGCCAGACCGTGGTCTCGGTGTGGATCAGGTCTCGTTTTTTGAGGTCGCCGACATCATCAACCAGCATCTCTGCCTCTGTGCGCCTTTCAGCAGTGTCAGTGTCGCCCGCGGATACCAGCTGGATATCACGCATGATGTGTACCAGCACATTCTCAATGAGTTCTGAAACACCGTACTTCTCCAGATCGCAGGGCTCGCCACAGCGCACAAGGTTGCGCCGGGCCGCTCGTTTCATGGTTTTGTCGATGGACATGGTGGTTACCTCCGCATACTGAAACGGCCCCGCTGGAGCCGTTTGGATGTGCAGAGATCAGCCGGTCAGCTTCACGACTGCGCCCGGGCGGGTGCAGAGGAAGATCGGATTCGACTGGGATTCCAGCGCCATACCCTTGTTCATGGCCAGCGGCTCCATCTTGGAGTAGTAAGGCAGGCCGTTGGTGTTGACGGTCTCCAGATAGTTGGCCGGAGCAAAGCGGCCAATGAACAGCTCGGACACACCTTCGGGGATGGCGTAGGCTTCATCGTCACCGATGAACTTGTTGCCACCGACCTGACCACGGTACTGCTCGAAGATCGCGCCGCCGAACTCGAAACCGCCGCGCGGGTCGTTGCGCAGCATTTCGCCGTTGTTCCAGCGCTCCCACGCCGGAGCAACCTTGTCGTGACCGATCAGGTTCTTGAAGTAGTTGCGACCACACAAAACGCGCACGCCGGTGAAGCTCACGCCGCCCAGCTTGTCCTCGATCAGATCCAGCAGCTCAAGCACTTTCTCGCGCACCTTAGTTGTGGCAGTGGCAAGCACAAGGCTGTGGGTTGTCTGGCTGATGCCGAACTGGGTCAGCAGGTTGACCAGTACGGTAGAGCCGTCTGAGTCCAGCAGCTGGCCCTTGGCTGCGCCGATCATCAGGTGCTCAAGAGTGGCATCGATCTGACGGCGGTGCTTGGCCAGATGGCGGTTCACCACGGTCTGCACCGATTCGACTTCAGTCTCGGAACCGAAGGCGCGCACATTCTGGATCTCGTCCGCCATGACTGCGCCGGTCTGCGGCAGGTGCAGCGTGTTGAACGGGATCATGGTGCGCTTGTCGCCCACGACCACCTGACCCGGTGCGCCACGGTCGGCAGCCGCCACCAGCCCCAGAGTAGCGCCGTCTTTCTCGATGCTGATCTGGGTGGTGGTGATGCCTTCGTTCTGGAACATGCCCAGCTGGCCCATACGGCCAGGAACGTGCGGCTGTTCGGCAATTGATGCTGTCAGGCTCTGCAGGCTGAACGCATCGTCGTTGAAAATATCCAAAGATGGCATAGTTGTATCCTCTTGAATTGGGTACAAAAAAACCGCCCTATGGCGGCTTTGTCGTTAAGCGGTTTGGGTTATCGAACGATGATGCCCAGCGCTGCCAGTGCGGCGGTGCCTGCGGCGTCGTTGTCGGTCAGTCGCGCAGCCTTCACCTCAGCGTCACGCACGATGCCGACGCCGGTGGCGTCTGCAGTGGATGCGTCGACCGCTTCATACAAGATGGCGGCAGCGGCTTCAGAGCCGTCCGTTGCAACCGGATCGTAGGCGGTATAGCTGCCACTTGCGGTGATCTTGCCCAGCACCTGGCCGGCAGGGAATGCGCCGCCAGTCAGGGTGATGGGTTCGCGGGAACGGGTGCCGTTGGCTTCTGACAGCAGAAATTCACCGGCACGGGTGGCTTCGGTAATTGCCATGGTGTTTAACCTCTCTGGTTATTGAGTTGTGCGTAAGCCTTTTTTGGATCAGGCTGTTTTGCGGTTGTGCCCGTACCGGGCGTGGTGTGATTGTCGAGATCCTGATCGACCAGGGCTTTCGCCTCGGCCACAGCAACCCCGAGCATCTGAATCGGGTTATCCAGGTGTGCCATCAGTGCGCCAGCATCGATGCCGGATGCCTTGGCCACGTCCTTGATTTCAGCGGCCAGCTTCAGGCGCCGCTCAACGTCAGCCATCGGCAGCTTGGCCTGCGCCATCGGAACGGCCAGTGCTTCAAAACCGGCTTCGGCGCAGCGGGCAATGATCTCGTCGGCAGTGGCTGCAACCGGGTTCTTGAAGGCTTCGAGTTCTGACAGCACCTGTTCATGTGATGCTTGAAGTGTGTCGAGTTCGGCCTTGTAGCTGTTGGCTTGTGCCTGAGCGGCTTCGGCCATCTGCTCGGCAGCGCGGATGTTGCCCTGCAGCTGCAGCTGCTGCTTGAACTGCTTTGGATCAGCGCAGGCGACTGCTCGCAGGCTGTCGTGCTTGTCGGTGGCCATACCCCAACCGATTGCATCGTCAGCGGTCATGTAGGTGTCGCCACGGTCGAGCAGCTGCTTGATCTCGTCAGCGTCTTTGCCGGTGCCGACCACATAGGCCTCGATGATGGCGGCCTCAACCTTGCCCATCGCCTCGGCCATCTCTTCCATTTCGGCCTTGGTGTAGAAGCCAGCCATCCAGCCTGCCGGGTTGTGGACCATCAGCGTGGCACCGATGCCCATGGTGCGAGTATCGCCGGCCATCATAATGACGGTGGCAATGCTGGCAGCCATGCCGGTGACGGTGATGTTCACGGTGGCCTTGTGGTTGCGCAGGTAGTTCATGATGCGGATGCCGCTGGCAACATCGCCGCCCGGGCTGTTCAGCTCCAGATCAATGGTGTCCAGCTCGCCCAAGGCTTCGATGGCATCAATGAAGTCACGGGCCGGTTGTTCACCGGTCCAGTCTTGAATCCAGTCCGGCGCCCAATCGGAGCCGATTGCGCGGTCAATTATTACCTTGGCCGTCCGGTCTCCGGTGGCCTGTGCTTTAAACCATGACATGGTTATCCCTCTTCAGGTTGGAGACCTGCTTGCTGTTCCAGGTCGCGTTTGCGTTTGCGGGCTTCGACGTTCTTGCGCTGCACTTCGCTGGCTCGGTAGCCACGCTTGGCAACGGCGGCATCCAGCGATTCGAGGTCGTTCTCGATCTCGGTCACGGTTGCGCTTACGTCTTGAGTCGGGTGGATATGCGGCCAGCGATGGGTTCGCCAGTCGCGCTTGTTGTAGTCGTCATACCGATCTGCATAGCCGGCAGCACTGACCAGCCGGGTTGCAACACACTGGTCGGTAAACCAGAACGCCACGCGCTCACAGATCTGGTGGATGACCAGGTGATCCTGCGCCATCTCGATCTCGCGCCGGTACTCTTGGATCATGGCGCGGTAGATGCGGTCGTTGACGCCATCCCAGTCGCCGGTCATCAGCTGATACAGGCTCTTTGCTCCAGCAGCGATGGCCAGCAGCTGTTGCTTCTGGAAGTCCTTGTATCCGCTGCCGGTGTCGTCGCCATCGAACAGGGTCAGCTTCTCGCCGATCGCGCCGCTGATAATCGTGCCGGGCTGGGCGTTGATTTCAGGCACGTCTGAGTCATCGGCCAGAGGTTCGCCGGTGATCGGGTCGAACTGCCAGTCGTTGTCGGACTGGTATTCTTTCTGCAGGAAGCCGGTAAACGGTGCGCGGGTTTCCTTGCGCTTGAGCTCGCTGTCTTCGTAGGTGTCGTAGGTATAAGCCCGCAGCAGGGCCGGTACGATATCCGGCTCACCGCGCACCTGTCCCGGTCGCAGCGGCAGATAGTGGTGGATCACCTGGTCAGCCGGGACGCGGATCGCGTTGTTGACGCCCATGCTTGTATTGTCTTGCGGGTGCTCGGGATACATCCAGATCGCAGCCAGTCGGCCGCGTGCGGTGTATTCCTTGCCGGCGATGATCTTGTTGCCGTTCTGCAGCGTCTCGTTCATGTCGAGCGGGACGTGATCCGGCTCGATCACCTGCAGCTGAATCGGGACGGTCAGGCCCCAGGCAAACGGACGGTAGCGCACACGAATGAACACCTCGCCTGCGGCGCGGCGGCAGCGGACTGCCTGCGCCAGCTGGCCGTAGAAGTCGAGCGAACCATCGGCACAGCTCTGGCCGGTCCACGGCAACCACAGTTGTTCCAGCCGTTCGTTGAATGCAGGATCAGAGCTCTCGAACATCGGCACGATTCCGGTGCCGACCTCGTTGCTGACGTTGCGGTCAATCGCCTGGCGAATCCATGCGTTGTTGCGATATGCCTGACGGCTGCGGTTGCGCAGGGTGTTGAGCGATGGATTCAGCGCACGGTTCGGGCCGGTAGCCGGTGCAGTCCAGCCGGATGCGCGGCGGCTGTGGGTTGCGCCTTCGTAGGCCTGGGCGCGGGTCTGCACCGGCAGGCCGTTCTTGATGCGGACACGGGGCTTACTCACTTCATACCCCCTTGCTCACGTTCATACGGAAGGCCCGGCGCGGTCGGCGACCGGCTGCGGCTTCCAGGTATTTGCTGATGATCTGCTCGGCCTGCATCAGTTCGGCCAGTGTCCGGTAGGTGACCGCCTTGCCATCGGCAAAGGTAACTGACTTTTCACCGGTGGCGATCGCTTCACGG